CAAAGAAAAGGATTTAAACACATTTGTAAATGCCAGATTTATCACAGAAGACGACAAAAAAGAAATTATGGAGGGTTAAAAAATGAACATATGGGAAACAATTAATGTATTTTGGGTTACATTGGCGTGTAACCTATTTGTCAAGACTGTATTTATTGCAGTAATGTTGGATACAACTCTCGGCTTGCTCCGAGCAATCAAAGAAAAAAAATTCAACAGCTGTTTCGGCATAGACGGAGCCATCAGAAAAATAGCTATGATTATATCCGTTGTTTTTCTGGCAGTATTGGACAAGCTGATAGGTTTTAATATGCTACCGTTTGTGCCGGAAGAAGTGCTTAAATATATAGGTATTACACAAGTGGGCATATGTGAGTTTTTCTGCTTGCTGTACATAATGTACGAAAGTATTTCAATACTGAAAAATATGTGCTTGTGTGGTCTGCCGATACCGAGCAAATTGCGAAATGGTATCGAAAAGTGGCTTGATACAATGACATCAGAACTTGAGGGGAAGAAAGGGGAATAACTATGACACTACAAGATACTGTTGCACTGATGAACAGTGCAGATTACAAGGAACGTTTCAAGGCAGAATATTATCAATTAGCCAATAGATTCAAAGGGTTAAAGAAAATGTTGGAGGAATGGGACAGGGGAAAACTAAAATTTTCCCCGACGTGTCCACGCAGTACATATAACATACAACTAAACGCAATGGCTGACTATTTGGCAATTTTAGAGGCGCGAGCAGTAATGGAAGATATTGAATTGAAAGAGGTGTAGGAAATATGCGAATAGGAATAAATTGCGGACATACCGTCAGTGGTACAGTCGGTTGTGGAGCAGTCGGCTACATAGATGAGAGCGTAGAGGCACGGAAAGTCGGCTATGCACTTGAAGATTTACTAAAAAAGGCAGGGCATACAGTACACGACTGCACAAATGATTATGCACCGACAGTAAGTTCAAATCTAAGACAGATAGTTGATATGGCAAATTCACAGTCACTTGACTTGTTTGTATCAATTCACTTTAACAGTGGCGGTGGGCAAGGTACAGAGGTGTGGACTTACGGCGGCAAAAAGTTTGATGAGGCAACAAATACTTGCAAAGCGATAAGTGAATTGGGTTTTAAAAACAGAGGTATTAAAGACGGCTCTAAGCTGTATGTGGTACATCACAGTGACGCGAAAGCTATGCTTGTTGAAGTGTGTTTTGTAGATACAGAGGACGCAAATAAATACAAGAAAATCGGTGCGACAGAGTTTGCAAAGGCGATTTTTAATGGAATTACAGGACAAGAAACAGTGAAAAATGAGGAGGATTTAACGATGACACAGTACGAGGAACTAACGAGGAAAATTAATGAGTTGGACAAGAAAAAGGCTGATAAATCAGAAATGATTTACGATTGCATTGACAGCAATATGCCAGAATGGGCTCATAAACCTGTACAGTGGTGTTTGGATAACGGTATTGTATCAGGCGCAGACGACGCGCACCTTAACCTAAATAATACAAAATTGTGGGTATGTGTTGTTGTATATCGTGCAGTTAAATTTGTTGCAGGACTTATGAAAATCAAGATTTGATAAGGAGTAAATGACTATGGGTTTGACAGATACAATAAGAAATAAGGTAAACAGCCTTTTTAATTTCGATTCACAACAACAGAGTAATCAATTAAAAAACAAAATTGATACATTGTACGGAAAGCAAAACACGACAACGGCACCGAACATAAATTCCTTTAATCCGTTCATCAGTAAAAGAGACGGACAGGTTATAAATAAAATGGCTGATTATAAGCCGATTGTAAACAGCAGTGCGACAAGCGATAAGGTTAGAGAATGGATAACACAAGCAACAGGCATTCAACCAACAAACACAATGTCAAATTCATCAAATTCTACTCAAAATGAAAATAGTACCGCTCTTAGCAGTGGTACTATTAATTCAAACGGTGATGATAATGTTGGTTTTAACGGAAATCTTGACAGCTCGTCGCTTGGAAGTCTTGACGTAGCAACGCAACTTCCGAAACTGTCAACAGCACAAATAGCCGAAATCATTAAAAAGCACTTTAATCGCAGTTCAGTCATATCAACAAGTGACGCAGAGGGTATATACAATGCTCAAAAAACAACAGGTATGAGTGCTTTGGCAATACTCGGTATCGGAGCTTTGGAAAGCGGTTGGGGTACTTCAAACATAGCCAAGAAAACCAATAATATTTGGGGTTACGGTGCTACAAATGTTAATCCTGAGGGCAACGCCCATAGATACGGTCAGATGTCACAAGGTGCTACTCAATTTGCGACTGAATTTATGAAAACATACTACAATGGGTATGGTGCAAAGTCAATTAATTCAGCAGGTA